CCCTAACGTACATCCTGGCCTAGAGACATCTCCCTAGAGGTCCTCAAAACACTTGGAGCCATAAAGTTTCAACTCCTTGAGTACCTCGTCCTCTCTTTTACTTACGTAATCTGCAGGCAGAAAACGTAAGCTCTCTTCTTCTTTACGCGCCGTCACTTTCAAAGACGCCAGTTTACTGAGAAAAGTAAACCGGGACCAGAGCTTCACAGCTCTGTACGCGTAAGTCCGACGTACACAGCCAACCGATGGTCTGTATACGTCTCTCTTCTTACCCCCCTCCCGACCGTGCTCCCACTCATGCAGGAACATAGCTAAGGTCTCGTCGGGATCTAGTTGTCTACGGACAGCTAGAAGCAATGTCGAATCCACTTTGGGTGGCTCCGGTAGACAGGTGAAAAGCCTGTTCGACATTGTCCGTTCCCTGCAAAAAGCAGGGTAGGACTTGGGATGAAGCCCAAGCTGGGAGGGTAAGAACCCCCATTTCTTACCGATCCTGGAACGAATGAAGGCATTCGTCCAGTCAACTGATCCCCGAACCGCAGCTGCGCCGTGCAGCATACCGGGATAATCGGTAAGAAATCCACCTCTCCGCAAGTGGCGAATCTCACGCCACTTGCCCCTCGAATTCCTCAGAAATGCGGTTGAATTGATTTCGGCTATTGTTTCTGATCGAATCGTCTTCAGATCGTTTAACTTGTACCCGCGAGGGTATGAAGACGCTTCGAGGAAAACGGTGCTGGACACAAGAGTGTCGTCACCGTTGACCAGAATTGTCCCTTCTCTCCCGCCAAGCGCCCAAAGCGCTGCAAGATAAGAATGAAGGGACAATAAGGGAAAAGAGAGGTAGCTCCCCATCATCTGCCCATGCAATACTTCCTTTTCCTCTCCACCACAATCAATAAGAGGATGGAGTGACTGGAATGCTCGAAGACATACCGGTCCTGGAATTCGGGACTTACGAAGTAAAGTCCCAAGTATTGCCTCTGTCACTTCAAGTGACAGGTTGTCTGTGGCGCTCACCAGATCTACGGGGTCTGACAAGGGTAAACACAGGCAGATGATATTTTCTTCTCCGTGGGAGGTCCAACAAGGCGCCATTCCTGCCGCATCAGATGCGACTCGATGACTTTGTGAAGAGGA